AGATCCGCAGTATCTAATGCGGTTAACTCTGGTAATCTCGCTGCCGGCATCGCACAAAATGTTACCGGTGGCTTGGGATCTATCTCCACCGCATTGGGATCAATGACTAAAATAGCAGGACTTAGTGGGTTGATGGATGCGGCAAAGGGTGTGGCCGGTTCAGCATTCTCAGCCATAACACGTGCATTCAAGCCACTACAAGCCGGCATGCCGCAAAATCTAACAGCAATTGCAGAGGCTGCTAAAGCGGCAGAGTCAGCAGGTGCAGCAGGTGGATTGGCAAGTGCAGCTAGCGGAGCACTTGGCGAAGTAGGTGGGTTAACATCAGCCGCAACCGGTGCATTAGGTGGGTTAACATCAGCAGCAACAGGTGCGGTAGCAGCAGCAACAGGTGCGGTAGCAGCAGCGACTGGCGCGGCAGCAGGGGCCCCTGCAGGGGTAGCTTCTGCATTAGCTAGCGGGGTAAATGCTTTACCGGGTGGTCAAAACGCAATATCTGCTGTAGTTAATTATGCCAAGGGTGCGACTAATGCTATCCCGGGTACGGCTGCTATAGGAGCGCTACTTACTAATACAACCACAGCAGTTACAAACGGGATATCATTACCTAATTCAATTTCGGGTGCAGTTGGCTCTATAACTGGAGCTGCTTCTAATCTATTGAGTAAAACTACCGGAGCAATTTCAGGCGTATTTGATAAGCTCAAATCAGGAACTACAAGTTTAGCATCAGTTGCTACAGGCGGACTGCCAAGTGCGGACGCCGCTCAACTTAATGCTGCTGTCGCCGCGCTCGGATCCGGTGGAGCATTCCCTATTAAATTACCTACAGTAGGATTGAACACAACAGATAGAAGCGCAATAGATGGGCAAATTGGATCATTATTGGGGGCAGGTATTCCCAAGCCCAATTTCTCTGGAACAATTTCTGCCGCAGCAGTTTCGGCTCAGGCAGCTAATTTAGCAAAAGCAGAACCAATCGCCGCAGCACTGGCTGAAATACAATCATTGCAGGATAAAGCTACCGTTGCTAAAGATCGATTTCAGGAGCTATCAAACACGTTACCACAGGGTGATCCTCAAATTGCGGCAGCTAGCCAAGAACTAGCGTCATTGACCAAAGAGGTAACAGACAAGCAGTACGCTGAATTCGTAGCTAGTCAACCACGCGCATACCGTATATAATAAGTGATAAATAGTTTATGCCATCATATATCGGATTCAGCACAATAGGCGCAAATAAACCAAAGACCACTAACGCAGGTGGAGGGGTTGATGGTGGTGTCGGTACCATCTTAAAACCTGTCAACACGGGGAAGAAATTTAGATTGGTTGATTATCCACTAGTTATACAAGACCTGATGAATGCGTTGAATATTAGGCAAGGACAAAAAGTAGGACAACCGGGATATGGTACTTCACTGTGGTCTTTTGTATTCGAACCCAACACCGCTGATGTTCAGTTTCAAATAGAAGCAGAAATTCGTAGAGTAGCCAGTCTGGATCCTAGACTACAACTAAATTCAGTTAAAGCCTTCCCGCAAGAACACGGAATATTGCTTGAAGTTGAAATGTCGGTCACCCCATTCAATAATGCTCAGATATTGAGTGTGTTCTTTGATAGCAATACCAGTCGAGCCGTAATACAATAATCCTATCCTATTACAAGCACGGTTTTAGGTATGATAAATACTTAAAAGAGAACAACTATGGCGACAAGCGCAAGACAATCTTCCCTATTCGGTGTAAATGACTGGAAAGCTATTTACCAAACATTCAGAGAAGCTGATTTTCGTAGTTTTGATTATGAAACGCTTCGTAAGAGTTTCATCGACTATCTGCGTGTCTATTATCCGGAAACGTTTAATGACTTTATTGAAAGTTCAGAATTTATTGCAATTCTGGATGTCATGGCGTTCATGGGTCAAGGTCTCGCATTTAGAAACGACTTAAACGCCAGAGAAAATTTCATTGACACTGCTGAGCGTAGAGACTCCGTTGTTAAACTAGCCAACTTAGTAAGCTATACTCCTAAACGAAACTTAGCTGCGCAGGGATATTTGAAAGTAGTTAGTATTCAAACCACTCAGAATATCTCTGATTTGAACGGGGTTAATTTAAGCAATCTTCCAATATTATGGAATGACCCGGCAAACGCTAATTGGGCTGAACAATTTAATACTATTATTAATGCTGCATTGATAAACACACAGCGGGTAGGTCGCCCGGGCAATCAGGCTGATTTATTAGGGGTGACTACTAGTGAGTATACTCTTAGTATTCCGGCGGATAATATCCCTGTAGTGCCATTCACCTCAACAGTAGACAGCCTCAATATGAATTTTGAGCTAGTAAGTGTTACAAGTGTAGATAAAGATTATATATATGAAATTCCACCGATCCCATCGGGTAGATTTAATATGCTATATCGTAATGACAAATTAGGATATGGTAGTCCAAATACCGGATTTTTCTTTTACTTTAAACAAGGTGGCCTACAAAATTCTGATTTTAACTTAGAGCAGCAGATTACCAATCAGGTAATCAACATAGATATTCAGGGCATCAACAATACTGACACATGGCTATATCAGCTTAGCGACAACAATGGCACCAGCGCACTTTGGAAACAAGTTGAGAATGTCTACGCCGATGCTTATCTGCAAACTGAAACTAGTAACAGAGCAATCTTTGCAGTAACTTCTAGATTTAACGATCAAGTAAGTTACACGTTTGGTGACGGGGTATTCTCGGAAATCCCAGTTGGAGCATTTAGGGCATATGTTCGGGCTGGTAATGCGCTTACCTACACCATCGACCCGTCAGAAATGCAGGGCATCTCTATAACATTCTCGTATCTTAGCAGAGTGGGTAGAGTGGAACAATTAACAGTTGGGCTAGAATTACAGCTGCCAGTCTCTAACGCTCAAGCAAGAGAATCATTAGCAAGCATTAAACAACGGGCACCTACTAGATACTACTCGCAAAATCGTATGGTCAATGGAGAAGATTATAATAACTTCCCTTATACACTATACAGTTCAATTCTTAAAAGCAAAGCTATTAATCGTAGCTCGATTGGTGTTTCTAAAAATCTAGACCTACTTGATCCAACGGGAAAATATTCAAGTTTAAATTCGTTTGCTACTGACGGTGCAATTTGGCAAAATGATACCACCGATAGTCTAGCATTGACTATTAATTCTATCGGTAACATTATCACATTCCTGACTGACACCTTAGCTTCCACATTGTCATCTAATCGTGCGATACAATACTATACGCAAAATTATGCTACGTATTCAGTTGACGATTCAGGAACTAATACAGTTTATTGGCAAACCAGTTCAGTAGACGCTAGCTCGGTAACAGGATATTTTTACACTAAAGTAAACAATGTCAACACTCCGATCGGATTGGGTACGTACTCCACAACCAATGTAAAGTACATCACAACCGGCGCGCTTCTCAAATTTACTGCACCTCCTGGATATTATTTTGATAGCAATAATAGATTGGTAGCTGGCATTGCCGGCCCGTCAGATATTACTTCGATATGGACAACAGTTCTTAATGTTATTGGTGATGGGTACAATAACGGGTTAGGTGGGTTTACTAACGGTACTGGGCCAGTCACGTTAAACGGATATGTACCATCTAGCACACCGACAATTACGGTATTACCATCGTTTGATAATACGTTAGCGAACGAGATTATACAGGAATGTATTACTAGAATGGAGTTACAACAGAACTTCTCACTGGTGTTTAATAACGCATTAACAGTGAATCAGCTTCGTTGGAGTATCAATCAATACAACGATGTAAATTACTTTGTCAACTTCTTAAGTTTAGGTGGTAATAGATATAGCATTACATCGCGTTCATTAGCATATTATTTTGGTAGTGTAAAAGATACTAGATTCTCATTTGAACGAGATAAATTGGTGTATGATCCCTTCTCTGGAAAGATTTTACAAGATTTTATTAAGGTGCTAGCTACTAATACACAGCCTAGTTCTAATTATCCACTAGCAACTTCTGTTTCGGCTAACATTGTTGGGCAGACTGTTGAATCAGATGGATATATCAATGATTTTGAAGTAGAGATATCAAGCACCGATATTAATAATCGTGGCTTAATTTTAAATCCTACATTCTTTCAAACAGTCACTGGATATGTATCTGGTAATACAAACATTGGTATATATGTCTTTTTTGAACTAATAGAGGACGCACTAAGTCTGTCTAGATATCAAATAGTGCCGTCAACTGATGTAGTTTACACCTATCCTACTAATACCCAAGTAGAAGTTTCCAAGTATGATTATCCACTAGGACAGATATTCTACGCATATGCTGAAAATATATTTTATATTACTGTGCAGGATATTACGGTATCTACGCCGTATTATGTCTTAGTACCGCAGCCTCAATATTCTACTAAACCCGGGCGACAAGGTCTGCAGTTCCAATATCGGCACAACTCTAATAACACCACTCGTATAGATCCAGCAACTACTAATATTATAGATTTGTATGTAGTAACGCAAGCATATTATACAGCATATCAAAATTGGATACAAGACACTACAGATACAATACCACAACCAAATCAGCCAACTATTAGTGAATTGAATCAAGAATACGGTGAAGTAAATAATTACAAAATGCTGAGTGATAGTGTTATTTTAAACAGTGTTGTCTTTAAACCATTATTTGGTCCTAAAGCAGCACCTGCACTTAGATCAACTATCAAAGTAATTAAAGCCTCTAACACGAACGCTAGTGACAGTGAAATTCGTAGCGCAGTACTTACGGCTATGAATAATTATTTTTCAATTAACAATTGGAATTTTGGAGATACGTTTTACTTCTCAGAATTAAGTGCATATCTGCATTCGGAAACAGGGGAACTAATTAATTCAGCAGTATTAGTTCCCAATGACCCAACAATGGCTTTTGGAGATTTATATGAAATTAAATGCGCACCGTACGAAATATTTGTAAACGCGGCCACAGCAAATGATGTGTTAGTTATCGCAGCCCTCACCCCAGCACAATTACAAATAAGATAAGTACTATTATGGCCACAAGAATTAGAACATTATCATTTCTTCCGGAAATATTCCAAACACCCACTAACGCTCAATTTTTGAGTGCTACCCTCGATCAATTGGTATCGCAACCAAATACTAAAAAAATTGAAGGGTATATCGGTAGTAAATTTGGATATGGCATTAATGCCAAAGACTATTATGTAACTGAACCTACTAAAACTAGGGTTGATTACCAATTAGATCCGGGTGTTGTTTTTACTAAACCCAACGAATCTGTTGCTCAAGATTTTATTAGCTATCCCGGTATATTGGATGCTCTTCAAATAGAGGGTGGCCTCACTGAAAACAACAACAGACTATTCAATAGTGAATTCTATTCGTGGGATTCATTTACTAACTTAGATAAGATAATTAACTTCAACCAATATTATTGGCTTCCTGAAGGTCCTGATCAAGTTACTGTATCTACTGAAACTGTATACAGCAGTACCGCATATGCTGTAACTGATCTAGCAAACGGATATCAAATCTCTCCTGTGGGTACGGCCGGCGGCACTATAAACCCAACCTTGACAATGCTTCGTGGTGGGTCATATACGTTTGAAGTTAATCAAAATTCTGCTTTTTGGATACAAACTGAACCGGGCGTTAGTGGGTATAGCCCTACTCAACCAAATATATATACACGTGAGGTATATGGTGTATCAAATAACGGAGCAATGAATGGCATTGTAACGTTCGCTGTACCTAGTAAAACTGCACAAGACGAT